TGTGTTGGTGTTATTTTATACATTTCTTCTGTGCCATTACATACACTAATAACTGGTCTAGGTTCGCCTAAAGAACCCATTAGAATGTCGCCAGGTTGGATACATTGACTTAATTTAACGCCGCCGTCATGCATCATTACGCCGACGTCCGGGCCCAGACATTTACCTGTTCCTGTGCCATATGCCAGCAATACGCGCTTGTAGGGCGAATTAGGTGAGACAAAACTTTCACTAAACAATTGGTAGCTTTTTAATCTTAAATTCTTGCTTTCCAATTGGGTTAATATACTGATTTCATTACGATCTCTAAACCCATCAATATTTTTTAATCTATAAAATTCAGTATGATGTAATAGTTTCGAGTATTCACCTTCATTGTTTAGTTCTGCTGGGTATAAAATATCATCAATTTGATCACTTTTGTCCATCTCACTACTCATATTATTTAGATTATTTAGATAATTACAAGGTAGTTTATATTTGATTAAAGAAAAAATGATCGAGAATTCAATGCAAGAATATATAAATACTTTTAACGATCTAATTAACGAAATTTATAAAACAAGTGGACAAAATATTACGACTAATAACATACGTAGTTGTTTATCCATAAGTGATGAATTAAAGGATATTGCAAATCAATTAAGGCAACTATCTGATCGCGCGATCGTGTTTTCAAATAAAATTAATGAAAAAATACATTCAGAAATTACAAACCTTAATAATGCTATTATGCCTAAAGCCGATGCGGTGGATAATATCCCGATAACAGAGTCCGTAGCCTTAAATGCCGTCGTAGTAAATGGCTTTAGTGATGTCTGTAAAGATTCTCGAATCTATTTTGTAGAAAATGCTAATCATTTTGCTTTTTATCTTAATGATAATCTATATCACGGCAACATAGGCAAGATTTATACTAATGAAAAGAATCCAAAAAAAATAAAACCATGTAAGTTTCTTTCCACTTGTAATAGCAACAAGTGTGATTATTACCATGATCCTATGCTAATGGTTGGTAGTAGTGATATTCGTAATTTTGTATCTACAAGTTGGGCATATGAACGCGGGCGTAAAATCGGCTCATTGAGTAATCTTGATATTGAACTTAAAATGATAGAAAAAGAAGATGCTGAGCGATATGTAGCACAAACAACGCATGATCTACTAGTTTCCACACTATTATTTCAACATCGTAAAGTATAACTTTTGTTGGGTGTTGTGGTAAACGTTGGAGTTAATTATCACTTAACTGATTGTAAATACTATGTTTTGCTTTTACATACGGCTTTGTATATTTTTTGTATATCTTTAGGAGATTCTTTGCAAAGTTATACATACCCGGTTCGTTAATCTTTATTTGTTCAATGTCCATCCATCTAACTTCACTGATTTCACTAGTATCATAAACGGCCGGATAAACGTATTGTCCAGTGTGCTTATAGCCCGCAAGGAAATATCGGGAAATATACTTTGTGTTGTTGTCAATAATTACCCATTTTTTGCTAGGTAAATTCAGTAATTGATAGCTACCACGCGACAATCCTGTTTCCTCATTAAATTCTCTGATGGCGCAACTAAGATCACTCTCACTAAAAGCTTTTTTTCTTCCTTTAGGTAATTCCCATATCAAACGTGAATTATTGCTTCTTTCTATCAGAGATCGAAGTTTACTACCTGTATCATTAAACAATATAGTATACTTATTTTTTGCAGGAAAGTAGGAACTATTTAACGGAGTGTTTAACCAAATTCTATACCAAATTTGATTAAAATTACCGCTCATTAGATCCAGTTTTTCGTCCCTGGTCATTCCATTTAGTAATTTTAAAACGCTGTTACTGTCGTTAGGATCATAACTACCATGCACAAATTGCACAAAATTGTATGTATTACGTTTACATACCATTAGTAATTCGGCACGATGTGTTTTTTCATTTATTCTACAACAGGCGATACCCATCGAGTATTTAACTCTATCTGGATGTTTGGTATTATTTTCGCGTAAAGTGTTTGCATTAATGTTTCCCGTATGCTTTCGCGTAGTTATGGTTTTAAACTCCGATTCATTATTTTGTTCAATTGGTTTAATGAGTTTCGTAGTTGTAAGTAAGGTAGTGNTTTCACGTAAAGTGTTATTTACACCCTCGGAATGTTCTAATAATGTAACGTTCATTATAACGATTCCCCGTAATGATAACTGCGGGATTTTAAATTGCTAGTATGATATTGAGTATCATTACTTATTTTTAATTTATAATTTTTTAGCAAGTAATTTACTCAATTATATATAACACGTTATTAATCATAAAAGTCATCATGGAAGCACTCATAAACGCCATTTTGGTTCTTGTTTTTATCATCTTGTTGATGTGCATGTGGCGCATGGTCGGCAAGAGTTGCATGAAATCAGCCGAAGGATTTGAAGTTATTGATCCTAGATTTAAAAGCACGGGTAATAGCACTGGCTTTGGTATTAGCTCGCGCACAATCTCAGGTGAATATCAAAAGATGTGGGATAACCGCACTGGTTCACTCCCCAATTTCAAAGGTAGCCAATAAGAGATCTGATACCACAATCCTTATATATTATTTTTTGAGTTAAAAATGAATAGATTAATAGTATAATTATCGTATATAAATCTGTTGCATTAATCTTTGAATATGAACGCTGGAGACAAACTCGACGATGATCTTACTGAATTTATCACATCACGTGTCCATCCTGATATCAAACAAAGGACTGATAAATGGTGTGAAGTGAAAATGTATACTGTGGGTGGTAGTCAAGTAGCAGTGCTTGAAGGTGCTAATCCCTATGAGACTGAACGTGATCTAGTTGCTCATAAAGTTGGCCTTGAAGATAAAAAAGCAAAAGGGGCTATGTTTGAGATAGCCGTTAATTGGGGTAATGTATTTGAAGATGTATTGCGAAAATACGCAGAGATGATCTACAAATGTAAGGTTGTTGCAGATGATGCATTCATATTGGATACTGAATGTGAAGCAATGAGTTATTCACCTGATGGTCTCGGTATAGTTGAAGACCCAGGTAGCAATGAGCGATACATTGCGTTGTTTGAATTTAAGTGCCCTTGGAGCCGTCAAGTCGGCGGCAAGATACCTAAATATTACCGCAGTCAAGTATTGATGGGTCTGGGAATCATACATGTCGCGGCAAAGGGTATTTACCTTGAAGCGGCGTTTAGGTTGTGTCGAGCCGATCAATTTGACAACACAACGTCTCATATTACACTACCAAAACAATCAGCTGTCAAGACTGATTTAGAGGAATGTTTGCTTAAGGGTGTGTTTAAGGTAAGTAATGCGATTGTTGCCGCTGAGTCACGTGATTTGGCGCTTCTACCGCCTGAGAACATTGTTAGACTAATCAATGATGCGGCCGCAGGAATTTGCCATTTTGAGCATGTTGATCAAATCCCCGAAGATTCCGTTTATCTTTGTTGGAAACTACTTGATTATAACATTATTTATGTCGACCCCGTGCCTGGATATCTTACTGATCTACGCCCTAAAGCGCAAGAGGTTATAGGAATCGTCAAAAAATATAAGTCAATGGACAAAGCCGACGCTGTAAAGCATCTTGACGCCAAATATGGAAAAGTTGGATTTAGTGACGAAGGTATGTGTTAACCTCATGGTTTTTAACCTAACGGTTTAACCTAACGTTCGCAAATTCTATAAGCTATATGTTTACCTGATGTTTCGCTTGTTCTAAATACTTTAACAACATCTCCATTTTTTGCGCCTATCCATACCGCTTGAACATCACCTACTACGATTTTAGGAAAATATTTTTGATGTGTTTTATATCGTGTGCAATATTCACTTACTTCGGCCTTATCAGCGATTATATGAGGTTGACTAAATACATGTTTGGGAAAATGAATAATGAATCGGCTGTAATCATGCACTTCAACATATATTTCGCTTGTTTTTGCATAAGTGTCTAATTTGGCGCTAATAGCTTTTTTAATTTCGACATGTGGTAGCACAAACATTAATTGTATTGGTTTTTGCTTTAATATAACTTTCATGATTGAATCTATCGAAGCACTTTTATCCAAATATCGGCTGTTAATATTAAATATAACTACAATAAATTTACCATTTGTGACAGGTGTTAGATTGATGACCTTGCCGTCAACTTCACGCGTAGCTGTGGGATCTGGCACGGCACTCAACATAACATATCCTTCTTGCGACACTGTAGATTTGACTTGTGTTTCATTCATCATTGCTGATTCAGCCTTCATTCCGCGATATGGTAACATTTCATGAACATGTTTGTAAACTTCAAAGGGCTCAAATTTATAACTTACAAGACTCATAATTTAATTATACTTGGTGTTGATCTACGGTTGTGAAATGAAATAAGCTAAATTGCCTCTATTTGTATATATGTTAGTATAATATTAATTTCATTTTTTTAACAAGGTTTAATTAATAATAAACTGCATAATTTATTTATTTTTTTGTTGATATTTTGCTCGATAGTTATATATACCTATACTCGTTTTATGGAAGACACATACTTAATGTCAAGCACGAACAAAACCGTTGATACGATCAAGTCGTTCATGTACGACTACGCTTTGATTATCCTTGCTGTTGTAGTTGTTTTGGTTATTGTTCTCGTTTGGGCAATGATGAAGAAGCCTGAAGGATTTATGCCTACTCAATTGGCGGCTCAACAACAAGTTGGTTTGAGCGGTAGTGAAAACTACATGAAGGAACCTGCCGCGAATCCTAATGCCGCCATGGCCGCCTGTGGTGACGCTGGTATGATGGGTGCCGCTGAAGCCTGGGCTTGGATGGGTCAAGCTGCTACTGGTCCCGAATCGATGGCCACCAAGCGCAACACTGAGGACACGTTGAGCAAGATTGCCGCTGGCTTCTAAGCTCTTTAAACATCAGTTTAACTATTTTAATATAATACAAAGTTATCAAAACGCACATTTAATAGATATTTTTATTTTTTCACTATAAAATAAAAATATACTAATCTAATTATATGACACACCTGGTCGTGAATAATTATTAATTTGTAAACACACTCTCAAACCATAACTATGGAAATACCAGCATTTCTTAAAAACACACGTGTTGTGGCCTTGATCGTATTACTCATAGTGCTTATTGCCGTTTACGTTTACTATAAACGTGGCGCCTTTAGTATCGGTAAATCAAAGAAAAAGTCAAAGTCCAAGACATCAACAACTACCAATGACGCCACTGATACAGATGATGTAGATGAACTTATACGCCAACTAGATGAGGCGCAGGAGTAATTTGTGTTCACTACGTTCCACAAATTGTCGGTCTCCACGTGTTTTCTTCGGCCTTTGGCCTTGAAAGCCCCGCGTCACCCTCCGTATTTTTTGAGGCCAAAATAGTGACTTTTAGGCTATTTATGTTACCTCAAGTAAACAGATGGACACTTAATTATGGAGGGTGACGCGGGGCTTTCAAGGCCAAAGGCCGAAGAAAACACGTGGAGACCGACCCAAGCAAGGTGGAAAGCGCAGCGCCACCGATGCGTTAAATTTGAATTTTAACATACGTAAGGTATTGTTTATTGAGTGTTGAGTGTTGAGTAATTAAGTGATTAAGTTAAAAATGTCAATTAATTCTACTGAAGATATCGCAGCTCAGTTTCCTATTGTTACAGTTGAGGATTCAATTAGAAACAAGGATTGGGCCGCAGGTAGCAGCTCACCAGTTGACGTAAATGATTATTATTGGTTGGAAGGAAAGTTACAATACGCAGCCTTGACGTTTCCACCAAGCTTGTATAAATGTCTCGATGAAGTGGTAGTTAATACCCTGGATCAGATGTGGAAGATGCTTTACAAGGAACTAATGCCGGGATTAACATCATTAGGTAATAAATATACACCTGATCTTACCGAACAAGTAACTACGATTGATATAAGTATCGACCATACGGGTATGATAAGTGTGCGTAATAATGGCCGAGGTGTGCCTGTAGTTAAACATCCAGTAAACTCAAAATGGCTACCGCATCATATATTTGGAACACCTTTTCAAGGTTCAAATTACGAAAAAGATGAGGACAACATAGTTGGAGGCACCAATGGTATCGGTGCGAAAGTTACCAATATCATGAGCGGTGAGTTTATCATTGAAACAGTTGATGCCGCAAGACGACTACGTTACCGCCAATCATGGCGCGATGGTATGCGTATTGCAACTGATCCTCAAATTGAACCGTGTGGTCAAGCCCCTTATACACAAATATCATTTCGACCACTTTACACAGATCCAAATACTTACAAGTATACATCATATGATCAAATTAAACCAATTATCGAAACTTTAGTCACTACGCGCGCGATTAGTGCATCGTTATATGCAACCTTAACTACACAATGCGCGCGTGCTTGGGTCAAATCAACATTCCCACGTAGTAGAAAATTCATGGACTATGTTGCAGGTTGTAAAGTAACAGCAAACGGTAAAGACCTACCTATAAACAACTTGGAAGAGTTTGTAATTGCGTTAACATCGCAAAATGATCAAGCAGCTGACGCCCCGCAACCAAAGATAATACATGAGATATTGAGCATGAAAAATGATCGCACTGGTGCTGTATTTGAATGGGACGTTAGAATAGTTATTGGTGGCAACTGTGACGCTGACTTTAGCATTGTAAATGGTATTATAGCGCCCAAAGGCACTCACCTTACGTATCTACAGGATCAAATAGTTGACGCAGTGCGCGCGATAGTTGACTCTAAAGGTATTAAACCTGTGCAAATTCGCAACGCCTTTAAATTATTCTGTGTGTGTAAGATAGCCAACCCCCGATGGGAAGGACAACGCAAGAATGAAGTGCATAATTCGCGAAAACAGTATAAACAAACATTCTCTAAGGATGTGATCAATGAGGCCAAAAATGCCATTATTAAATACTTAGAGGAATTATTATTTGCCAACGACAACAAGAAAAAAACAAAAAAGTCAAAGCCTAAGTATGAAAAATATGAGCCTGCCAAGTTTGCGCATAGCGGCAAAATAAGTGAAACACTCAAGTGCCGATTGGTGCTTAATGAAGGCGATAGTGCAATGACAACAGCGATTAAAGGTATCGTGAAACATTATTCAAATAACTACTATGGCTTTATGAGCACAGGTGGTGTTATTATGAATGTGTTGAGAGAAACCACAATTAAAACAATCGGTGGTCGCAGATATTGTGATATTAGCCCCGCTTTGGCAAAAAACGTGTTCTTTACGGAATTTCTCAAAATTACCGGCTTGCGGATTAATTGTGAGTATCTACCAGGTGCTCCAGAATGGCGTGATTTGAATTATGGAGGCATTGTGTGCTGTTTAGATCAAGACCACGATGGCCTAGGAAAGATCTTTCCTCAGATTTTGGCGATGTTTAAAACACTTTGGCCCAACTTATTACGATGTGGATATGTTGCTAGGATACCCACGCCTATTATTCGATGCTACCCTAAAACGGGCGGTCAAGTCGATGAATTATATACTGATCAGGAATACCATAAATGGTTAGGCGATCACACCCCAGACAACTATGAGATTAAATATTATAAAGGATTAGCAACTCATACGGATGCTGAAACTATCCATATGTTTAGTGAATTGGAAAATAAATTACTCAAAGTAGAATACGACCCTGATGCCGATGAGCTGTTTGAAATCTACCTTGATGAAAACAGCAATGATCGCAAACGTGTCTTGAGTTTACCTATAACTTATAGAGACGATGAAACATGTCTCGATGAAATCACCAATCATCGAGTTAAATGTAGTGATGTGTTGAAATATGACGCTGATCATTTCCAACGAGATGATCTTGGGCGTAAATTAATCGGTATCGATGGTCTTAATGAATCTGGTAGAAAGATTGTTGATGCTAGTATTAAAGTATTTAAAACCAACAACAAAGAAATACGAGTTAGTGAATTGGCGGCAAAAGTTGTTGAATTTGATGCTTATCACCACGGTGAAGTGGCATTATACGATAACATTAAAAACAAAGCCTTTATTGACGTTGGTGGCAGACAGTTGCCGTTGTTGTTGCCATTTGGCAATTTTGGATCACGTAGATGTGGCGGTAAGGAAGATTCAGGGCAACCTAGATATGTTCACACAAAGCTAAACAAGCGCCTAGTGAACTTGCTTTATCCAAATATCGATTACGGTATGTTGAAATTTGTGGAAAGTGAAGGCAAAAGAGCTGAACCTACTTGGTTTCCAGGTATTATTCCTGTTCATCTCTGTGAACATGTAGAAATGCCAGCACATGGATGGAAGATTCGTGTTATTGCACGAGATGCTATTGATTTAATTAACGCCACTCGCACATTAATCTATAATGGCGATAATGCGCATATACTACCGCCTAGATACTTTACACACGGCTGGACAGGCGACATTAAGCTGATTAATGGCAGCAAGTGGAGCTGTGGTAAATTCAATGTGTTTAAGGTTAAAAACACAAATTATATCAGAATTACCGAATTACCTATAAGAACATGGACAAAACCTTATATTCTTAAATTACGGGAAAAATCCGATTTGCCGACAGAAAAGGTAATTAAGGACGTTGTTAATGACTCACCGGATCGCGTTGATATTTTGGTGATTTTGCAAGATAATGCATTAGAATTACTGGAAAGAATGTATGGAGATGTTAATGACGGTATTGAACAATACTTGGAACTTAGAAGTAGATTATACGAGAACTTAAATTTCATGGGTGTGAATGGTGAAGTGGTTTGTATGGAAACACCTGAGCAGGCTATTAAATACTGGTTCCCATATAGAAGAAACTTGTATACACTGAGGACGGAACGAAAGTGTATACTTTTAGAGTTAAAGATAATGCAATTGGAGCAAAAGCAAAAATATATTAATTCAGGTATTAGTTTATTGGATATGGAAGACGATCAAATCGATCAATTGTTGTCCAACCAGGGTTACTTAAAGATATATAAAAAGATAATTGATTGCCCTGATTTCATACCTAATCAAGCTCTTAGAGATAGCACATTTAAACATAAAAAGGCCGGTTATAAATACTTGATTGATGGCGTTAATGATCGCAGTAGAACTCGTAAAGGTAAAGATGCGCTTGTTGCAGAAATTAGTAAATTAAAATCAGAATTACGTGAGTATGAAGAAGAAATTACGCGTGATATCTTCCCTGGTGCAAAAGAATGGTTAAACGAATTGGATGAATTGGAAGAAATCATCAAACTAGGCAGATCTACAAATTGGACCTATGATAAGAGCAATAAATTCACGTTCGCGAAGTCAAAAAAGTAAACATTGTAAATATTATTTACAACAACTCAGCTACAATATAAACAACAAATGTTAAAGCTTTGTTATTTTTTTAATATACTTATTGGCAAGGAAGAAAATACATAAAATGAGAAAATTTTGGCTTAATTTACCCTGGTGTAGCGGTGATGAGACTGTCAAAGATAATTGGGAAAAAACATTAGATTATATTAGAGACAGAATTGACAATCTAACCGTGACCGAAATTGACAACATGATATACCAATTTAGTGACCGTAAAGTCGGCACAAGAATGTGGATTGATTTATTACAAAAATACTCATTAGATACAGACACTATTAGTGATGAGAAGTTCCCACAGGAATATATCAATGGTAATATCCTACCAAAGATATTTAACTTGATTTTAAACTGTCAACATATCCTCCCAAACACAATACAATGTTATGTCTTGGACTCACAAACGTCGGCGGTTAATATACGTTTACGCCAAATCGAAGCAGCATTACTACTAGCTATGGGATTTCTATGTATACTTAATAATTATTCCGATTTCTGTTTAATCGGAATGTATAAGAATTTAGATATCAGAGCATTACATTCTTACCTTTGTTATTTTGATATGATTGATCTCGACTCTAATTATATTATAATCTATTCAAAATACAATGTTAATTACCAAATCAATGAACATAACGATGAAAATAAGGAAAACATTAACTACAATAATACAATCAAAATGGGCGAACAAAACGGCAATATTATGACCAGCGATTGTAAGATACAGTTATTTCCTGTGTTAGATGATATTATTCGTGAAGACGGCAAACAAACACCTAACATTGGCGAAATAACTATAATTTGTCGCCCTGAAATTCGGCTAGTTAAATTACTATTTCCCGGCAAGCTTTATCCAGTTGAGTATATCACAGTATTAGGCGCGATAACAGTTTGTAAACACAGCGGTATTGGGTCTAGTATTAGAATCGAATATGATCCTAGTGAATCAAGATACGCTGAAATGTCTTATGGTAATGTAGCGTATCCTATGAATGTGCTATTACCCATCAATCATAAATCACCGCATGCAATTAATGTATTCAGTAGCAATATGGAGTTGATTGGTATTTGTTTGGATAATATATACAGTGGTAGCTGTTATGTCGCGGCAGGCGTCATGGACGCATATCATATCAATAATAGTTTAGTGGAAGAACTACACGCTATACAACTTATATTTGCTTGTATGACAAGTAAAACGGGTAAAAAATTAGTATATTATCCAATTCATGCAAACGCTGAACGCGGGTTTAGCGAATTTGTAGAGTTTCTTGAAAGGTTCAAAATCAAACCTTTGGAGCTAATTAAACTATATGGACAGACTTTACATAAACACAAAGCTACCAATGGTATTCAATTTAGTATCTTTGAAGCGATGATTCGCGACTATAAACCAATAAAGTCAGCATTTTAATTCGCTGCGCGAATTCTCGGCTTCCATGTTAATCACTTCGTGATTCTCGGCCTCCACGTGTTTTCTTCGGCCTTTGGCCTCGAAAGCCCCATGTCAACCTCGGTATTTTAGATTACTTTTAGAATATATTTTGCCGACTTGTGTTATCGGGTATTAACTAAAAATACCGAGGTTGACATGGGGCTTTCGAGGCCAAAGGCCGAAGAAAACACGTGGAAGCCGAGAATTGCGAAGCAATTAACATGGAAGCCGAGAATTGCGAAGCAATTAACTTATAAAAAATTGAACATTAATATAATACTCTTATAAGTAATCAAGGTTTAATATAAGCATGAGTTCGAAAGCAAAAGCAAGTGCGGCGCGTGAAAACACTAAAGCTGCCTCAAAGGATGCATCGCCCCGACTATCTCCCGATCCGAGTGTTAATGCAAGTGTAAAAGTCAGCGACATACAGGTAATCGAAGAAAAACCGGTTGGATTATCCCCTGAGGCTAGTAGTAAATTACAAGCAATGTTCTATCCTAAATATTGTAGTTTCATAGTATCTAATATCGACAATGCGATAGCAAATGGGTTACGTAGGACCATGCTACAGGAATTATTAGTATCTCATTTAACATTTGATGAAGAAAACTTTAAATGCAATGATGCGTTTATACTCATTGATATGATCAAGAAACGATTTAACTTAATTCCTATCCTACAAGACACTTCACAAGAGGCTGTATTTGAATTAATAGTAGACAACAGAACGCCTACAGATATAGTAGTATACACTACCGATTTACGTATCATTAAAGGCGCAAAAAAGATACCGTGTAATAAAATTCCATTGTTTTCACTCGCTGTTGGTTGTAGTATTAAGATTAAAAACATCAGAGTTGAACAAAAGTTTGCATATGAATATGGATTTGGAGGTTGTATAGCATTTAATTGTGCGAGTGTTCCGGTGGACATCAAGCCGATTGAACAACGTGCTATAGCTGATCAATACCATGATTATTATGCAAATATAGCATCCGCACTTAAAGATGGCGATGTAACTAAATTGAAACATGGATTGCCAAGTTCTGTTGCAAATCCAAATGTTTACAAGTTAAGTTTACGAACTAATGGCAATATAGCACCTGAAGAAGTAATCAAAGCGGCATGTAGTGCGATGATTGAAAGATTGGAATATATAGTAAATATAGCGCCGATTACAGAACAAGGTATTTATAAATTAGTAATTAAGGGCGAAAGTGACACTATTGGAAATATTATTTTGAGAACTGGACTTAAACTATATCCAACAGCTGAAATAACCACTAATGCCGATACTACCACTCGTAGTATCACCATTACTGTTAAATTAGAAACAACTGGTGTCAGCTCATTTCAAGCATTCATAAAATCTATTATAGATAATGCTATATCTAAAATTCGACAAATCGATATGCAGATTTAATTTGTGATAACTCGTTTCACTCGTTCCACAAATGTCGGTCTCCACGGGACCCCACGGCCGAAGGCCTAGGGCCCGTTGCTCCGCAACGTGTTTTCTTCGTCCTTCGGACTTGAAAGCCCCGCGTCACCCTCCATATTTTTTGGTATCATTCAGTTAACATAAGTTGCCTAAATAGCTGATTAAAAGTTATCAAAAAATACGGAGGGTGACGCGGGGCTTTCAAGTCCGAAGGACGAAGAAAACACGTTGCGGAGCAACGGGCCCTAGGCCTTCGGCCGTGGGGTCCCGTGGAGCCCGACATTTGTAAGGCGTAACGCGAAGCGTAGCCGCACAAATTAAATTATTTTTTATCGTTATTGATGTTATTGTATATATAAATATACATACGTATAATACATAAGAATCTGTTAATAATCTATATTGAATAATAAATCATGTCTAACGTATTACTAATAGTTGGCAATGGTAAACAATCGCCCGAGAGTGTAAAAATCTTGAGATATTTGTTACATAATATTGATGTAATTAAAGATCGTGGATTATATGTTAAAGTTGCTAAATTTAGCCAAGATAACGATAAGATTATGAAACTAGTAGTTAAGAATGGGGTTGCTAGATTGCCCGCATTGTATAGTAAATCAGGGCCTGTATTCGGTAGTTTAAAAATTAAAGAAGAACTTAGTAATTTAACTACTGCGCCGCGAAGTCAAAGAGGTAGGAATGGCCCCACACGTCAACCTGCCGATCCTATGCAAAATATCTTGCGTGAACGTCTAGCAGAAGATGACTTTACAAGTTATTTGGCCAAAGATCTATTTACACGAGGCCCTGATGGTAAATTAAAGGGTATTAGCATATCCGCTGAGGAAGGCGGTGGAGATGGCGGAGAGCGCTTTGAAGATAACCTAGATGATACTTTCCAACGTAGGATGGGTGAGATGAATAAACGCCGCAAGGAAATGAATATGGGGGCTGAAATGACGCAAACACCGCAACGAAGCAGCGGCGATAACCGCCAAGGAATGGGTAATCGTGGTTACACCGGTTACAACGACACGCAACGTGGGTATAATGATAATCAACGTGGAAACATTGATGATGATACTAGGTATGATAATATTGTTGATTTCGACAACAATAGACGCGGTGGTAGAAACAACCAAGCGCCAATGGGCCGCAGTGATGTTGCAGATATGATGAAACAAACCGGCATAAGTGGCGACTTTGCTGCCGACATGGCGCAACCAAAGGATCAAGATGATGAAATGCTCAATGCATGGTTACAAAATAACATGGGTAGTAGCTAGGTGAGTGGATAACTAGGTAAGTAAAACAAAAAATAACTAACAACTAATAATTTTTTTGCTTTAGAACTTAATGGCATCGTGTTTAACTTTACCATTAGGGTGATATGATGTTGTATGCATATGTTTACCATCCGCATACTGTGACTTCATCCAAATCAAACCAACGCGTTTCTTGTCAAAGTCGATGTCGTAATAATTTATTACTTCACCGTGTAGTTTTTCATTGAAATATTCAGAATAGGACATCATACTACCATTTGCACGATATTCTTCGATCCAAACACGTGCACCATTGTCATATAAAGTGCGCGATTTGAAGCCGCCGTGTGGGTAATACTCTGTGCGGACGTTATGTAACTTACCACGATACAAAGTGTATTCAAGTGATTTGCGGCCATTTTCGTAATAATAAACTTGATGTCCATTTTTGCTTCCAGTGAGGTATTTTTTGATTGATTCAATGTTACCATTGGGATAATAACGATATACCAAACCATCATATTTGTCGTTGTTGTAGACTCCTTTTGCGCTGATCTTACCGTCGTCGTGAAAACGCGTAAATTCACCGCTTTTGACTCCTAAGTGACACGCCCATACGTTCATCAATTTACCATCGGTGTCGTATACTTTACATTCACCGTGTTTAACGTTCTTGTCAAACATTTTGATTGATTTTACCACACCACCTTCATAATACTTGGTGACTTCGCCAACAATAACATCATCAACATAAGGTATTTTTTTAAATATACCTGAAGTGCGCGAATAATAGATCGTGCGCATGCCGTTCTTTTTTCCATTTTTCCACATGATTGTTTCTGAGACACGAGGTGGTTCCTTCACATCGGTTCTAAGGTATGATGTTTCGAGACCATCTATAACACCATTGACGTATTCTATAGTATGTCTCAACGCACCGGTTTCATAATAATACTTGCAAAGACCATTTAATTTATCAGCTTTGTAGTTTCTGATTTCATAAATGTAATCGTAAAGCCAGTTACGTATCACCTCTTCGCCTTCACGAAGACCGTCAATGTAGAAGGTTGTAGTTTCGCGGTCAAATTCACGTTTAATTTTGACACCTTGTAGCAAGTCAAGAACATACTCGCATCTTTCAATTTCATCACCGGTGTCATTATAGGTGACAAACACACCATCTCGTTTACCCATGCTGTAACAACCAACTTGTTTTTGTAAACCATTTTCATGATATGTGGTATATAAACCATCGAGCAGATCGTCGACATAGTTGCAACTCAGACTCAACATTTCAGAATCGATGAATCTGCCGACACAATTACCATGTTTCATTCCTTTGGGATTGCGAGTATAGACAACAATAGTTTCATCAACAATCTCAACACATTCTTCACTTCTGTTGATTTCCATGATGTTTGATATGTTAATAAAGGGTAATTGAGTAAGTATAAGTAGTAGATTAGATAGTATTATCGTAGACATATTATGCATCAAATATTCAATTTTTAATTGCGCTAGGCCAAAGGCCTTTACGCGATTGTTGTTCTCCAGCTTTGCCGGCTCTTGCGTTGCATCACGGAACTCTGGGCCTTGCCGAGGCCAAAGGCCCTAAAGCGAAGGTTAACACCCAACACCCTCCATATTTATGGCTAAACCTGGGCTTAACTCATGTAAATTAACTTTTTTAAAAATATATAACTAGGTTTATATAATCGATATCTATAAATCAACATCGTATAAATGACCGATTTGAGTCGCAATTCAACCAACTTTCCAGTTAGATTATTGGAATATTTTAAGTCACTTGAATTCCCTACTGAGTATGACTTTTTACATTATTATCAGAATATAACACGACATTATTTTGTTAACGTTAAATCGGGCGCACGGGGACTTTTGGCCGGATTAGAGATGGGTTTAGGTAAGACTATTCTCGCCATAGCGATTGCTATGGATATGATGAAAGAATACCAACCAATTATTATCTTAACAAAATCATTACAAGGTAATTTTACAAACAACATCATAAAATATATTAAAATGCGCGGACAGCGTGAACCAGATTATCATTTAGCCCGATTATCAGAAGAAGACATCCGTAAATGGGTAGATCGTAATTTCGGGTATGTATCACTTAACGCCGGTAATATGATGACTCAATTGTTGCGTAAAGCTGAGGGTCAGGCCGCAGAAGAGTTTGATGAAGTGCTCGAAGCGCGAATGGGCGAAGTAAACAAATTGGGTAGCTTGGATGGTAAATTAATCATAGTTGACGAAGCTCACAACTTATCACGGCAAATCATTAATGGTAGTAAAAATGGTATCAAGTTTTACGAAAACGCAATGAGTGCCAAAGATGCAAAGTTTCTATTCCTTACAGGAACACCAGTAGATAGCGACCCTTTTCAATATGTGCCGATGTTTAATATTATTGGTTCAAGATGGGATGATAAATTGGAAAGATTTATTCCTCTGTTACCAGAAATGTATAAAGACTTCTATGATAACTTTATTGATACGACAAATATGAGAATTAAAAATAAGGCCAAGTTTCAAAACAGAATCATGGGTTTGGCTAGTAGAGTTACAAGTAAGTCAAAACCCGGCGCCGCTAAAGAAGGCTCTACTGTGACTTCACTCGGCATTGAATTTCCGGAAGAACTTCCTATGGAGATCGTAAGAGTTGAAATGGAACCAGCACAATATGTGATGTATTTGCTTGCACGTGATTCAGAAAAAGAAGAAACTACAAGAGGTGGTAGAGTCGCTGCTGCGTCTTCAATGACTCGCCCTAAAAGCGACAAAAGTAGTAGTTATAGAGTGCGAAGCAGACAATTATCAAACTACCTACCACCAACTGGAGTAAAAACAGTTGATCAACTACCAACTACACCAGGAAGTGTTTATAGTGTTAAATTTGAGGCCATTTTAAATAACATTAACCGCCACAAAAATGGCCTAGGCTTAGTTTATTCGCAGTTTGTTGAACTTGGCGGATTGTCCAGCTTTGCTAAATATTTAGAACAAAATAATTGGGAGGAATATGTCCCAAAGATCAGCACCACAAAAGCAGCCAAAACAGGTTCTAATGATATTAATGTTTCCATTGGAAATATGTATTCTGGTATGGATAATATTATAAACACCGATAGTAAAACAGTTGAATATTTAGATAATACCAGATGGTCATTCATTTCTGGTAAAACAGAATTTATCAAAATTAAACATCAAGGTGAGATTAATATTGATCTTACTGCCGAAGTCATGATAGTTAAATTTACAGGTAACACCTTGCTTACTATAGATGGTATTGTTAGAAAAATTAACGGCGTTTATGAAACTATAATACATAATGCACAAGTTAATATTAAATCAGGCGGTATGTGCGCAATTAAGGCATATAATATCCGCGAATCAAATGCCTTTATGGTTGGAGGTGGTGCTTTCACATGGCGCAATTCCGATAATATGGACATTGAAGGATTAGATGGCGTTGTTGGCGGCGATGACGCTACAGCTGCACCAACTACTACAGACACCACGCCACGACGTAGATTTGCTGTAATTCGCGGTGGTATGAGCATAGAGCAACGTGAAGATATTATTAACCGATTTAATGATCCCGAAAATCGCTATGGTAAAGATCTAGCATTGGTATTAGTATCATCTAGTGGTGCCGAAGGATTAGACTTTAAACGTGGGCGACATGTCCATATTATGGAACCGTATTGGAAATGGTCGCGTATAGAACAAGTAAAACATCGATTCATTCGTGCTAATTCACACATCGATATGAAACCGGAAGAAAAGAATGTGCAAGTATACGTATATCTTGCGATAGCAACCAATTTTGCAAAATTGGAAAAAGCAAACAAGGGCGTGGAATTAACACCAGAACAACTAAAGGCACTTGCAGAGCGTGGTGAGGAACTCAAGGAACCATCCACAGACATGGAGTTATTTGATGATGCTTACAAGGAACATAAACTTAACGAGAATGTAAATGAAGCTGTGTGGGAAACAACAATTGAGTGTTTACTGAACTCAGAACCTGGTTGTAGAATATGTCAGCCTGATTCACGCAAGCTTTTCACCGATGATGTTTTCGCCGACTTGCGCGCGAGTGATCCTTGTAGAACGTATGAATATAAAACAGTTAGTGCACAGCCGATTACAGTTGCCAACACAACATACTATTATCGTGAAAATCCAGAATCTGTTTATGGATACTCTGCATTTGAGTTTGATGCCGATTTGAAAGCTTATACAGTAGTTGATGAAGCAAGCGCGATATTCAGCGACATAATGGACGCAATTCGGGAAAAAATAACGACCGGTAAGTAACATTATTATTCTAAAACGTTATACTCCTATTAGCCATATAATCTGTTACATCTCCACTTAACGTCAAGATTAATTCGCCTTTGTGCCATAATTCAGCTGAATTATATTTGTTATATACGCTGTTATAACAATATACCCAACCATGGTATTGATCATCTTTGTATTCACGCATTGCCTTTAATTTACCATTGTCATAATATTCCTTTTCAATACCTTCTTTTTTACCCATATTGTAATTACATTCATACACAACGTAGCCATTACCGTCATATATTTTGTATTCACCGTGTAATTTACCACCAACATACGATGCGATAATAGTTTGTGTAAAATTTGCGCATTTTCATAGTAATAACCGTGTAACGCGCCGTAAACATAATTTTTTTCATACCACAATCTACCATCAGTATAACTTTTGAACACACCATGCGGTATACCATTGTGAAAATTACCTACGAACACAGGATGTGTTATACCACGATAATGCCGATCTACTAATGTTATTTTAAATTCTCCCTGATATTTTCCATTTGGATTCTTACTAAATTCAACAACAGTGTTATTTGTCGTGGTATGACGTTCACGGATTATCCATTTTTCTTTCAACCGCGGGGAAAGCTTNGCTAGCGCGGNGGAAATATCTTTACAAAGCCTACCACATAATCCAAATGCAGCGGGTGACTGTAGTGCAATATGCGCAATAATAATTTCATAAGGTAAAACTAACTCAGTCATGTTTAATACAAAAAAAATAATATGATTCAATTTTGCAATTAGTATGTAGATAAGTATGTAAACTAATCCACAATCAACTTACCATGATGATAATATTCTATCTTGGTTTGTCGTTGTTCTATATCGTAGTATATTTTTTCACCGTGTTTTTCACCATTGAGGTAATATGTAGTGGACTTTAATAGTTGCCGAGCGTCGCCGTAGTATTTCTCACATATACCTGTTTTAACACCATTTACATAATTATCGATTTTAATCAACCCGCCGCATTTATAAAGCTCAACTGTATATTTACCATGTAATATGTCATTAATGTAGTTTGCTGTGATTAACACCCATCCAACGCCAATCCTAAATAATCTACGCTTGAATTCACCATGTGTTTTTCCCATGTTATAATTACAATCAATCCATCCATAGTCATTTGTATCTTGCCACCAATAATTACCATGATACACACCGTTAATGTAATTCCGCCTTTCAGTTACTAATGCTGCTTCTTTGTCAATAATCTCATAAACACCTTCATATCCACCACGTGGATTTACACTAAAATTATGTATATATCTACCAGTTGATATGCGTTTACGAACTATGAATTTATCACGCACTGTGGCTAAGTCGCGGTTTAGCGCAATGTTTAGTGACCAACAAAGTCGCCTAAAGACGTTAAATGCAGCCGGCGTATAGTTTGCTATATGTATACATATCTCGCCGGGTAATACACAATTTTCCATATGTTTTTGATGTTATATATCAAAAAATATCATTATTCAAATTTAATACGATGGTGCTTATAGGTTAATTTTTGCCATTTTTTTGCACTAAATGATACCCTAGTCAAACATCCATGTTCCCATTCCTCCTCGCGCACAATGTTACCTTTGTCGCCGTAAAATGTCCTGTCTCCATGTAATTTACCCTTAACATAGCGCTCACGGCAACAGATATATCTACCATCAACGACCCAATAAGTGGCAGGCCCATCCAATATATCATTTTTATACCAACGTTCACAACTCTTGCCACCGCTAATCCATTGCTCTACACTTTTGCCGTGTTTTAAACCATGTTGGTATTCTGTTTTTTCTAATACTGTTCTATAACCACCTCCTTTGTGTGACCATATACCATGTATTTTACCATTAACATAGGTGCATGAAGTGCGATAATTTTCTGAAGTGATATGATACCAGTTACCATGAAGAACACCAAAATGGTAATTTCTCACCTCAATAATTCGATTAGTTGCACTGTTAACTATCTTATATTCACCATGATACCATCCATTTGGGCAAATATTTGCATATACTTTTACTATTCCAGTATCTTGCACCTTACGAGGAATCCACCTTTTGAGTAAATCATCGCGGTATATAGTTAATATATTTTTTAATTTAGAACATGTTTGTATAAATCTGTAATAAGCATCTGGGCGCAATAATGCAATCACAACGCACAACTCAGTTGGAACTACACAAGCATTCATTTGATATAATGGTTACTAAAGATATTCAATTTTAATCATGATATAATTAGATTTGCACAGCATCAAGATGGTTAGTTGATTGCGTGACTAATGTGCTAAACTTCATACCAAATGCTATGCGATTTTTTGCAACATACATACTTGCGGGAGTGTCAACAGCTAGGGTAGCAAAGTTTAAACCACCTACGATGACTGTATCGCCGCCCAACAAAGCAGTTACAAAGATACCATTACCACCATTAAATACGTCATTATTGAGCGTAACATCAGCAGAGTTAAATCCAGTTACGTATGTCGCAGTCGCAATAGGAGCCACAGTTGGAAATGGTGTAAATACTGTATTAGATGTTCCATCTGTAATTCTAAATTGTGCCGGATTAGTGCCGGCTACACCTACAACAGGAACTGTATCTTGAGGTATAGGGACTGTTCTGAATTGCAAAGGGACATAGAAATTTAATGTCAATGTATTTAAATAATTGATAGGATTAGGCGCGTAATATATCGGCTTAATCGGCACTAATTTTACAGCGGTTGAATTTGATTCAGTTACTTCAAATTCAAAATGATACGCATTGCTACCTTCTGCTTGATAACCTTGGCGCACAGTAAACTCAGCAATGCGAGCATAAACACGCCTAAAATAAAAGAAATCAGGCCCAGTAGCGGCGCCAAAAGGTTCCACTTGGGGGAACCAAAAACTACCAATTTCTATTTTTACGATATTATTAATTGGGAGGTTTTGATTCAACCTTGCTAAATCAAAACTAATAACGCCAGCACTATAATTACTAGCTGCCGCATTTCTACGTTGACCATCGAAATAAATATATGTATCTTGAACACCCCAATCATTCGTGGACGGAGTTAATGGGCCATAATCACTACTTGGACCTGAACCACCAATTGGTTGCGCAACATCTACACCTGTTTGCGAATAGATTTCTTGTTTAAGTAATTCTTGAGTATCAATACGGTTGCATCGGGCTTTAAATCTTGGTTGCGGTCGAGTGCTATAAGGTATTTCTTGTCGACCGTCGTTATCGTAATAATTTGATCTCATATTTGATATTACTATTCAGTTAATGTGATTATTATATACTAAAAAATATTATTTATATCGATGCGTATTTATGTATTTTAACTACTTACTTTCTCCCATGTAATATTGCATGGACGATATTACATTACCATCAATGTCATATCTGCTACTTAATCCATGCAAGCGATTTCTGTAATACATACTTTGTAGTCTTTTATTCCCATTCGGCCAAAACGTCACATATTGGCCACTTTTGTAATCATCAATGTAGTCCACCGCGGACATCATGACACCATTTTGATCATATTCTTCGGCCTTGCCATTCTTTATACCATCAATATATGGTGTTTTCATCCATACGGAGCCATTTGGGTGATATTCTATATCCAACCCTTGTCTCAATCCACGTTCGTAAAAACATTCGCCTAGTAATACTCCCTGATTGTTCCATTCGCGCGCCATACCAACCATTAAATCGTCAGCAAAACATACTTCACTTATCAACACATCACCATTCCACAACCTACGATATCCTTGTTTCGCGCCCTTGAAGTCCATTGTATATGTGCTTATTTTACCACCATTTTGATCAACTACGTTAACTTCAATCAAGTTGTTTATAAATGCGTATGTGCGTTTGCAACCATTGATTTGGTTGATATCTTTGCATTCGATTATTACACCATTATCATACTTGATCCAATTTGATAATTCACGCGTAAGTGTGTCTAGTTCGTAAATTACACCATGTATAACACCTGATACGTAATATTCACTTGATGACACCGCGCCATCATCGAAATAAGTAACACTTTGCCCATCAAGAACACCCATGTTGTATGTAGTTTTCGACTTAATCATGCGATTGGGATAATATTCTATCACTTCGCCGTGTAATTTATCATCAATGTAATTTTTCACACATATAACGTTACCTTTGGCACCATTAGAGTCAACTTGATATTTGATATAAGGGCCGTTTTTGACGCCATTAAGATATGTGTATTCTCCATTTATCTTTCGTCGCCTACTAATGCAACGTGTGTATTTACCTTCTAATTTATCATTCAAATACATACCTGAAGCTTCAAGTATGTCCTTGTTGTCATAAAGTTCATATTTACCATGGCGTTTATCATTGGGTAGGACAGTATAAACATCTATATAACCATCTATTAATAACAGTTCTTCTTTGTATGAATACGATTTAATAATCTTATCAAATTTTCCACTAATTATGTTTTGCAATTGCCGACATGTTCGTAAGAATATCCCTACAGCCGCAAATTCATGCCAAATAATATGCTCTGTAATTAAATCTAATGGGATTATCGGATGTTGTTCCATAACGGATGCTTAAGACCACTTAACTAAAGATACACAAAAAAATTCATTTTTTCAATTACTTTATTGTGGCTATTAATGTTATCTTAAATACAACTTAATCCGGCAAGATGCGAACGTAGAGTTGCCGCAGCGTATTCTGAATAAGTATATCTACGCATCTTACGGTCATAAAGGTATTTAACAACCACTCCACTAAGGTCGCAAACCGGTGCTGTAAACAATTTGCTAGTTACCAATCTATAATGTTCTGAATTATCAAATAAACAATCCAATACAGTATGCGTCAATTCCTTGTCGTTGTTATTTAAAATACTCATAATTTCAGATGTTTGTAAATTTATTTTATTTTCAGCGGCATAATTAAGTATCCATCGAGCAGTGTTTTGTGGTCGTTGTGCTGAGAATAAATTACTGATGAGTTGTTCCCAAGCATAATAAAACCAATCTTTATTAATGGTGGTATATTTTGCGATAAGAATACCTAATATAGGCATATTACCGTGCAACACGCATGCTCGTATAACACTAGCAACATCCTTGATTAAGTAACCATTTACTATTCTATTAACTATATTTAAACCATTGTCATAAATAATGGTGTCGAGATTAATCACTTGAAGTAAAGCGTCATCGTGATCAACATCTCCCGAACCTACGAGCTTTATTGCGTTTTGTATATCATCATTGACAATATATACTGCAAGCAAACACGTTGGCGAATTGTTGACGGGTTGTTGGGCAACAGGCATAAGGATTGATCTTATTTATTAGCGAACACTGAATATAAAGTATAAAAAATATCCTTTATATGTAAAATTTATTACTTGTTATGATTTCTTCTACTGTTGCTGGGTAGTCATCGTATCGTTTTTCTTCCCATGTGTTATTAAGTATATTTAAGCGATTGATTAATGTAATTTTACCATACACTACACTAATTACACCTCTTAATCTGTATTCGTCAGGAGGCAACACCACGTTACATCTTTTATATACTTTAATGTCGCCGTTAATAATATCAGTTGTATAAGGTATATCGTATCTCCAGTTCCACATTGTGCAGTGTTTTTCAACCATAGCAATACCACACAATTCTCCGGTATGTAACTCATCACAAGTTGTGGTAAATTTTATATCTAATCTTTCCTCATGAAATTTGACCCTATCAGGAGTCATTTTATTTATAAACAAGTCCCTTGCACGTTGTTTATTTGCCGATAATTCTGCGTGCAAATATCTACACACATGATAAAGAGATGTGTAGCCACATGGCGCCGCAAAAGCTATTTCTAAAAGTATTTCATTTGGAAACACAGGAATAACTTGGAAGTTATCAATATTCATTTTAATAACTTTAATAACTGTCCTAAAAAATATTCAAATTTGCTTATCTTTTAACATCACGTTGTAATCAGCATACCACTTTTATAATATATAGTCATACCACTATTTGGGTATTCACCATATATCATTTCACCATTATCATCATAATGTAATATAAATTTTACACTACCATCTCGATTAAAATTATACCTGGTTGTTTCCTTGCCGAAACAGTAAATAACACGTTTTACTACAACATTCCACACTTTCTTTTCCCAAACTCCATGCTTAGCATTATCACGATAAGAACCAGTTACTGATTCTAATATGCGCGCTGGAACACGATAATAGTTGTGATGACCATATACTACACTCATGTATGTTTTCGCATAATATCCATTCCGATTGTTTTCAATAGCTGTGTGCTCAATTTGTGAATTTTTATTGTTTATTTTAGTTTCGGTTTTAATTAAAACCAAATACTTTGCTATCATTTTAGATTTTTGCCCGCTTAGCATGGTGTGATAAGTTTTATTTAACCTATACAATCCCATATAATTATGGTGACTGGTATCACACATATATAATATGATTTCATTTGGTATATCGGCAAACTCCATTCTAAATCACTATCAACTTTAAAAAATAAAGTAATATTCAATTTTAGCGCTTCGCTTGGGTCGGGCTCCATGTGTTTGCTTCGTCCTTAGGACTTGCAAGCCCCACGTCTCCCTCCATATTTTTTGATAACTTTTATGCTATTTATGATATCTTAAGTTAGCGGGTTGATATCAAAAAATATAGAGGGAGACGTGGGGCTTGCAAGTCCGAAGGACGAAGCAAACACATGGAGCCCGACAATTTGCAAGGCAGAGCGAAGCGTCGCCGAAGCAAATTAATTGTCATAATCGCCCCACCATTCACGGGCTTCATTTTCTGCCAATTCATCGCTAAAATGATACTTGTAAAAATCGGCATTTTTAACAGTGTAACCATCTTGCGCTCGTTTCTCACGGAATCGTTGGCGCGCGTATAGATTCATACGTTGATCTGCATCCATAGTAGCATCTCCGGCCGCGTCAATGATTACTGGTTGTGGATTTACATACGATGATGTATAGGTAACTTTATCTGCTGTATATTTATCGTAACTGGGTTCATATATACTCCGATCAAATTTACGTTCTGATATACTATAATCCCATGGATCGGCATTATCGCCATAGTAATGATCGGCGTTTATATCTTCCACATTAGGCACTACAGGTGCCACACTGATACCGTTTATTTGCTTGCATGTATTGTTACCGTTACTATACATACTACAACCGCCTTTAGGTATATCTTCTGGCATAATCATTTCGTCATCTTTGCGCTCATTAAGATAATAACCTGGATCGTAACCGGGAGTCCATTGAGGCCGCCCTGATGTGCCCAATGCGTTGACTCCACCGGCGCCAATAATACCCATTTCATTCCATGCTTGTGCGCTTTCCTGTGATTTTTTAAAGTAATCTTGATCACCAACGCTAAACTTTTCAAAACACTCACCTAGGATCAGGAAGTTAAGAATAAGAGTAGTCGCAAGTACACCCGTTGTAAAATCAGGAGCAATAAAGATAATAGCTACAATTAGTATAAATGCGAATATTAGAAATTTAGTACTCACCATAGTTATGTAAATACAATTTGTGTATATATTATATCCGATTAATCCACTAATATCAAAAAATTAAAATTGAATGCGTATTTGATATAATCACATACTTATCTAGAATAGTATTAATCATGGGTAATAAATCAAGCAACAACACACGAGCATATATGATGTCGAAATATACACGTAGTTTAACTTCAAGCGGTGGTCGACGCGGCCTTAAAACATACCTTATGGACGCTTTTAACCACCTATGTAAAAAAGAAAAATTCAATATACACGCCACTATATACAATAATCGTAAGGTGATTGGTTACATGATCAATGTTTCTTATCTCGATAATCGTTTGACAGTTTTACCATTGAATCGTAATGTTGATATACTAGGATGTAGCAAGGTGTTCAATCAATTCCTAGTATTTGACAAAAAGAAAAATGAAAGGAATGTTGTTGACGCTGATATAGTGCTTGTCGATCTGGTGTATAGTGGCTTGTATCCTGATGTAAGTAAATTACTATTGAAAAAATTAGTTAAGTTTAAAATAATATCTAAATCCGATGCTAGAATGATTTGGCAAGATTTAGAAGATTAAATTGATTATATTTTTTTACTATAATATCCACTTAGGTATCGTTGTTAGGTGAATCTCCAAGCTGATTCATTTGCCACATTAATAACGCAGTTAGTAAGTCCTGCGTCGACAAATTTAATTCTCTAATGCCATTAATTTGTGATGAAATTGTATTGGTGTTGTTGGTTTCAATTTCATCATCTGAATCAAATTGATAATCGCCTATATAATCATCGTTGATATCATTCGTAGGAGCGGGTGTGTTAGTTGTTTCGCCCACATCACTACTTACACTACTTGTATCACTCAGTAATTCGGGTATATCGTCGGACATCGTAACTATAGTGTTTATAGTTAGGTATATTCAATTTTATTCTTCGTCGGTTGGGTCAGTGGTGTTGCTTCCACCACGGATATTTACAATATTTTCTGTTTGCTTATCGAGTTCCCGCATTGATTCATTAACCTTTTCAAGCAAAGCCCTAACTTGCGGATTAGATACATTATTTTGAGCAATCTTTTGATAATAGGAAATAATCTGTCGGAATTGTTGCGTGAGTTCTGGATCAGCTTGTGTGTTCTTGCTAACATCTAATACAAAATGTTCCATAATAATAGTAGGTGATTTAGTATCGATAAAATCACGATAATAGCCACGGAAATTAGTTTTAAGCATGGTAACACTATCAAGAATAATTTTAAATGCTCTATGACATCTTGATAACTCGGGTTGTTTCTTTAATGAGCCGATATTTTGCACAATAACATTGGCAAATTCTTCAACATCGACATCTGGACTAGTAATTTCTTCATATATAACCCAAGCATTACCATAAATCTTATGCAATACCATAATCATGAATTCTTTTACTTTGGTTGATGTTTGGGGCAACAAATAAGCATACTTAAAGTTAAAATTAGTAAATGTGAAAGGGCAAAGTTCGCTATCACTAATCGATCCTAAAAACTTGTGATTGAGGCGTGCAGCATCTTCAAAGTGTTTCTTATATACATGCAATCTATCGCACATAATAACATAAGTTTGCACAAATTTGCTTTTTTTGATATCTGTATAATTTTCACCAAATTCTTTTTTAGTTTCATCGTCTACGCCTGCAAGATCCAAAATGCGTGCGTCAAAATTATACTTAAAGTTCTCAGTTATATACTCTCTACATTGCTTTACAAATCCCAACATTTCCATTCGGTGTTGTCTAAACTCTTCTATAGCTTTAATATAAGGCGAATCAGCAAAAATCTCAATAATTTCGGCAGTTTGCAACATTAGGTCCTTTATACGAGCATATCGGGGATATGCGATATTTAGATTTATACTACCAGTGCCTAAGATTTGATTAAACATTTCCGCTAAGTCCTCGGTATTACCGCCGACGGGTAGTTTAACTTTTCGCTTAATTGCTCTCTTTTTCATGATACTTTTGGTTAGTTACTGACTATCGGAGATTATAAATACCTAACACTTAATTCCAAATGGTGAGATATTTTACTACTTAGTTTGCGTTTGCAAGTATTTAATATAAATTTGTAATAATTCAACCAACTTACTGTAAAGATAATCTTTTTCCTTTAATGATGAATTTTTATAACATTCGCGTATACTATTGAGTAGATCAGCGGCNTAGTCGTCCTTGTCGAGTTCCTTAGTGGCATCTTTGAAGTTAAAATCTGTTAAAAATTTCTCATTTCTTTTCAAGATTGCTTCACGATGTTCAAATATCTTTGAACCGCTAATTTCCAATACCTTAACTTTACCTAGTTGTCGACTAACCTCGCAAATTCGGCTTCTTGCGCGGGCTAAGTTTGCCTTTTCAATCGGCGAAGAAAGTTTCAAGGTAAGCAGATCAATTGTTTCTAGAACAATTTTAAAATAATCACTTTCTAAACTCATTTTAGTCAGATTATATATAACCGTAGTAAATATATAGTAATTAATCGTATATTTAAATGGCGATTTTAGAATTATTGATTTTAATAATTATAGGGTGTGTTGCAATATTAACAGGCTTCTCTAATACCCATCCGAGTTATCTAACATCGACAATCAATAAACAAATAATAGGCGCATTTGACAACCAACCTCCAACTCAAATACCTTATAAGCAAACACGTGATAATATTATTGATACTCCAATGTTGAACATTAATACAGTAGTTCCAGAAACAACACAATTGTTGTTTAAAATACCAAACAATGAAACTAATCCAACGTATGGAAATTATCCATTAGGTGACAAAATGAATGAATTNAAAGAACGACTAAACGGCACTAAATTACTACTAGATGATTATTATAAAAAACCATTATTTGATAAAATTATGTTAAAATTGGACCCATACGCGCGACTTAAAAGTATACTGACCCGCCGATATAATGCCCAACATTGCACAAACGCATGGCTAAAATATTACGAAATCTATAGCAAATTTGGAGTTATTGAAAAAATAGCTGAAAGTGATAATATCGTTTCATTCCACAATGCTGAGTTACCGGGAGCATCCATTTGTGCATTTAATCATTACATGAAAACAAACTTACGGCAGCATGATTTTGAGTGGTATGCGTCAAGTTTACTTGCTGATGATTCACGTGCGTTATCAGATGTTTATAGATTATATGAGTGCAATCCAGAACACTGGCTTATGACAAGTGGATTTAAATCACCACGTAAAGAAGTTAGTGTGTCAACTTGTAACGGTGATACCACATTACTTGCTAATATCGATTATTATAAAGCACATATTGGCGGGAGGGTAAACTTATATTCGCATGATGCGGGCGTCGATGCTTCGAGTGATTACAATAACCAAGAAGATATGAATTCTAAGGTGCATTTAGGAGCCGCGCTTGCCGGTTTAGAAACACTTAAAAATGGGGGTGTATTTATAGCAAAACAATATACTTATTTCTCTGATTTAACCATTTATTTAATGATAAAATACGCAAGTATGTTTAAAGAATTTTATATATTTAAACCATTGACTTCACGAGCTTGTAATTCAGAAACTTACTTTATTGGTATTGGCTACACACGTGATGAAGCCACAATTGATCATTTAAGGGACTTGTTGCAAAACTTTGAATCAAAGGTAAGCGATATTAATTTAAGTGAAGTTAATGATCAGATTAAACAGGTATTGTATGAATCCGCAAGGGATATTTTTGAACAACAGATAAGATGTTTACAAAACAGATATGAAATGTATAAAGAAATTAACGATGCGTATTCCCGCGAGATTGAAGAACTCCCTAATGTAGTTGTAGGAATGGTATCTAATTACGCGTATAAAACATTTAATCCAAATCAGCAATTATGGATCGAGACACATCCTGTTATTAGGCTAAATGACTCTGATAAACTAAAAGATAATTGCTGATGTCTGAAAGTTTAATATTCTACTTAAAATACTCGATGATTGCATTCTTGCCTTGGGTTACTAAGAATTCTCTTTGCTCATCTGTAATATTAAAATTCATACTTGATATGCCTCCTACGTTTATTTTGATTGTCCTTGCATAGTCATCCGGATGCATATACTGTTTATAATTAGTATTTAATGCAGTTTCAGCGACTGCCCAAAAGTAATCAATTGCACCTGTTATTGGTGCTGGCGGAGGTAATGGTGTTGTTAACTCATCATCCAAATGCATAAACATAAATCCGAGTGTATCATGTGCGCTATGTTTACCTTTTTCAATAAATACATTAATTGGAAAGTTAACTATTACGCCCCCATCAACCATTAGTTCACCTTTATATTCGACAGGAGTAAATATACCAGGAACACTAGTTGAAATTCTAATTGCATCTCTCAGTTGCATATCTGGGTGACTAGAATGGTGGAAATAAACCACGCTCCTACGTGAAAGATTAGTTCCCGTTATGTAAAGGTCGTTACCGTATAGTTGCTTAACGTCACTAAATGTGATCTTTTCGCGCCCAGTTAATTTATATAACATATCTGTTATCCAATTATATAATTTATCACCTCGACATAACCCGTAATGATTAATCAGATTAACAAAGTTTACTATTTTATAATCACTGGTATAATCTGTTAGTTTAGCGAGATTGAGACCCATTAGTTCCGATTTAATAAAATTATAGCTTGCTCCACATGCCAAAAGGCTTGCTACAATACTACCCACACTGGTGCCTGCAAAACCTGTTATGTTTTTAAGTATATTAAGTTTATGTAATTCCTCTAATACACCACAATAACTAACACCAAGAACACCTCCACCTTCGAACACTAAATTTTTATATCTTTTTGTTATATCAATAGATACTCCATTTAAAATCTCACCACTCATTGTTATAAGTATACTCAAAAGTAGCTAATTTTATACTATTGCTAACTATATAATTAGATAATTGAAAACTTCAAATGTCAACTGTTACGCCTAAAATACCTGCTGTGAATACGCAACCGAATAGTCAACCCCCTCCGCCTGATTATTCAGATCAACAGTTTAATGAAACTCGTGAGCTGCCATTTACTTATCGTAGCTGGAATGCAAATGAAATAGAGGAATTTAAGAGAGCTTTAGTTAGATCATACACTGGATGTGAAGAAAAAGATATTACGTTTAATTTTGAACCGGTTGATAAAGATGATCCGGACAAAGATTGTATTTGGTTGGTTTATAAGATGAGTTGCATTTGGGGTAGTGAACCGATTACTAGAACTATTTATTCAAAAAAGATGCAACTGCCGGAACGTCTACGTGCAAAGGCCGAAGAGTTACTTAAAAATTCAAACCCTACGACTAGTTCATCGCAATCATTCAAAGGAACATATGATGATAGTGACTCTAAATGGAAACCACCAAGCTTTAATTTCCGTAATGTTATTAAAAAGAATACTGCAACGCCGCCTCCAGATAGCAAGGTCGCCTCAACGGATGCTATTATAATAGCAAATAATATTCGCAACATGAAAACGGATGAATATAATACTAATTCAAAGTTGTCTGTGGCGGAAGTTGCAACAACTACAACCACTACAACAAGTAATGCGCCCGCAGCATCTGGTCCTAAAATCGAAGAAATAAATGACGATGACATACCCAATGTGTCTAGTAAGGCGGATAATAGTGTTGTGGATGCGCCTCAACCAACTGTTACACAGGATGCACCCGTAGTAAAACAACCCGCTAAGCCTTCACGTGTTAAACGTCCTATCAAGGCGAAAAAATAAGTAACGTTAAATAGATAATACCCCAATATATCGTATTTAATTTTTTCATTAAATAAATATACGATAGTTATTTAAATATACTCTAATATAACCAAATGTCACTCTACGTTTACATAATTGTTTTTATTATTATTGCGGTAGTAATTATTACATATTTGCTTCTGAATAAAGATGAGCGTATGCGTGAACGAATTACTAAGGATATATCAGCGTCGCAAGGAGGAGCTGACGAGCCAGCATTACGCGCCGTATGGGAACTTGAAAATATAGCAGATCCAACTCCCGAAGACATGTTTTTACGTGGTAGATTACTTGATTACAACTTTTTACGTAATGATGAAGCCATGGAGTTACCCGCATTTATGGTAAATCAGGTAGCTGATTTATATGGTGGAGCAATTAATGGCCTTCGCGATCGTGGCTTAAACGATAACTTTGGATTAAATATACGTGCTCCAATAATACTAGATAATGCTGAAGATTTTGCACAGTTATTTGGCGTTCCTGATTTATTAATGGCTGTGGAACAAGCGGCGGGAGGAATCACAGAAGCTCGACGTGAAGAAGCTTTGGCTGATGCTGATAACCCAGTAGAAGCCGCGGAAACATTCTTTGAAGCAAGTGTTAATCATACTAATGACCCCCAAAATGTTCACGATACGGCTGTTATTCAAGATATGAAAGCGACTTATAATAAAATTAAAACTGGCTTAGGCATCATGGATTCATTGGCTGATATCGAAAGATACGCTGCTAGAAACATTAAAAACAAAACAAAACAACAATCGATTGTAAATGCCGTTGTTAACGCGCGTAGAAGTGAACGTGTTGTCGCGTATAACGCCACTGAAGATGAAATCTTGGCCAGCGTATGGCAACGTATCCATCATCCTGAAAATATGATTAGAAAACAACAAATGATTGATAACTTGATGATTGCATTAGAAGAAAGTGGACATGCTGGAGTATGTATAAACGGTAGAACAACTCGTTATCTTGGCGCCCTTGTGTTAAATGATTTTGACCCGGAAGTAGGTAATGCAATGACAACTGAAGACTACAAAAACGAGATATATCTTGCTGCAAACAAATTACTTAAAGAAGCAATTAGGAATGCTAGTGAATCGCCTGATGAAGGTNTNGTAGGTGTTGCTAATTACTACAACGGNGAGTCTGATGAATGNGANGAGGAGAAACTTACCGAGTTTAAAGTGCGTCTGAGAAAAGAAATTAACGATATGATAAATGAATATGCTGATAAACTCAATCCTGGTCATATTGAAAGATTAAAGGATGANTGTTACGCCGGCGTGGATTTTTAATCACTTCGTGATTGTCGTGCTCCACGTGTTTTCTTGTTTTGGTGGGCAAAGCCCACCTCTACCGAAAGCCCCGCGTCACCCTCCGTATTTAAGTAAAATTATGACGACTGAAGATAACGGATATTTTACTTAAATACGGAGGGTGACGCGGGGCTTTCGGTAGAGGTGGGCTTTGCCCACCAAAACAAGAAAACACGTGGAGCACGACATTTGCGAAGCAAATAAAAAAATGAATATAATAACGTAAATAGATATATTTGAGTATTGGTATTAGGTTAACGTTATGTCAAATACACGCGGCCATACTATTAACGTTATACCTGCGCATCCGCAACCAGATATTCAAGATGTTAGAAATGCAACCAAAATGGCAGTGGTGCTACTAGTGCGGGCCAATGAATATATTAAATCAACATATCGACGTATGTTAAGCATCAATCATGCGGCTAAAACATACAATATCACACTCCCTGACTACATAGCTGAAGATTGCAATGAGCTCAATCAATACAATACAGTATACGACTTACTAAAAACAAATGGTAAAATAAATCATGCAAAAATAGGCTCACCGGCGCAATTGGTAGATATACAGCAATTTAAACAAATTTATCAACCGGTGTATAATCGCGCCTTGGTCGTTAGCGGCAAGTATCCATTCATACAACGGGCAATTATGGAAGGTAAGGTAAGTTTGCCGTCATTCATGGAAAACACACTACCTTCGATTGAATACAGTGCCAAAGTATATTATTTAAATAAGAGCAATCCTGACGACGATACTATACCTTCTGCAGCATCATCTAGTGCGCAAACTATGATTTTGAACATTAATGATTACCTATTGCAACATTATGATTCAGCAACAAAATCAACATCTTATTCCGGCGATATGTATTTTAGTCTTTACTCTGAAAGATTATTCGAACATTTATACGAAACACCAGATATATATCAAGCATTTGTTCGAACAAACAATGTTGAATTGTGTGGAATTATGTGTGGTGGCTATAGTGTATATAAACGTAATAACTTAGTAAATCCCGATGCAACCACAGCTGACTACATAAGCGATACTGACGAAGAAATTGACATCAATGACTTTATTATTTGATGACATTAGGGGATTATTTTTTTGATATTAAGACAAAATTGAATAACCTATTATAGCATCATAAAATAACGAAATGTCCGCAAACGTGATTATCTTAGGTAGTGTTAGCTCCGGCGAATTGTCCGC